CACACAATACGTCCGTCGATTGGCAACATATTCTCAAGCATCCAACAGGTTGCTTTACCCTCAAAACATCCTATTTCTAATATGTTGTTGCATTTTGGCAACAGTTTAGACACGATTTGAAAGTTAGGAATGTTGTGACTAAACCAGTCTTGTGTGAAGTTCAGTGTATCGCTCATGGTGCAGCCACCAAACGCCCTTCAAAGGCGTATGTACCCATGTGCGCTAGTACCACCCACGGTGCTGCCCAGATTTGTCCACCAATCGCTCGATAAATTGAGCAAAAGTGATAGTCTTCTGACAAAAGACGGTTAGTTGATTCTTCAATGCTTGTTGCAAAGTATTCATGGATGATTTCAGCCCCTTTAATGGTGTTCCCAAGGTCTGCTACGTCATTGGTGTAGCTAGGAACGTGAGGCTTAAGTTTATCGAATACTTCACGCTTTATTAGTAGAAACCCTGTGCCGGCGTTCTGTATTTCAACTGGTTCATCAACAGGAACAGTCACAGACGGTGCGTAATTGACCAGGTTCACCACAAATGATCCGGTGTGATACTTCAGTTTATCGTCCGCTACCCCTGCTGCAATGGCTGCTCGTACTGTTTGCCAGTTGATCTCTTTCTTAGGATAGATACCACCGATGACATCCTTGTCTGAGGCAAGCATGGTCAGCACATCATGCGGGTTGAAGTGAATGTCAGCATCAATAAACATCAAGTGTGTGCAGTCTGACTTCAGAAAGGCTTGTGTAAGTGCGTTACGTGCACGGGTGATGAGTGATTCATTAAACATGAAGCTCATCATGGATTCCACGCCATGTTGACGCAAGAAGTTACCAAGGTTGAGCACCCCTTGAGCGTAAACACCTGTGCACATACCGCCATACATAGGGGTTGCAATGAATATCTTCTGTCCTGCTGGAATCTCAAGTGTCTTAGCCATAAATGCTCCAATAAGTGAAAAGTAATCCGGATATACAAATACAAAGTAGTATTTTCTTACCCCAATGCTTAGATGGTTTCTCCAGTGGAGGACTCATAGCGGTTTGCCATGCGAGCATATCGGGATCAGACTCTCTTGGTAGCGGCTTGGTGTATCTGGAGCCTATTTTCACGCCTGTGCTAGTGCTGTACGGTACTTTCATTCTCGTATCCCTTAATTAGATCAACCATGATGTTGCTGATCTCAACCAGCATCCGTGCGTCTTGTTCAGCAATGGTGTTGCAAGCACCGATGAACCATTTCAGGTCAGACTGTAGTGCTTTAGCTTCTGCAAGCAAGTGTTCATTCATTGTTATCCCCTGTGAGTGAAGTCCCGGCTACTCTGAATACCATGCCGGGGATGGCTCGTAACAGCGTCAGAGTTCGCTACTCTCAGGGGCACTGAGGTGTTCTACAGACACGATACATTTACCACCAGTAATCGGTATGCCCCTGCGTACCGAAACGTGTCCAACTTGTTTATCATCATCAAACAATCCTGCATCCTGTAAAGCATCTAGAACCGGCTTGACACAGTTGTCAATGTCCATGAGCTTTAAGTTTCTAGGACGCAGAATAATATTCACATCGACTATTGCACCCCCAAAAGATTCTAATTGCTGCACTGCAACATACTCTTGTACAGCTAACTTGAAGTCTCTACCACGCTTAGAAATAAATCTACGATGACCAGAGGCTATCCAGTAATTGTTGATACTAGGCGGGTAGGGTAGGTGCAGAACGTGGCGCATCAGAACGGTACATCCCCATCTTCAACATTGATTTCTTTTGGATACTGCGTAGATCTGCCATTTTGATTCTTCCAGGCATCTGTTTCCTCTGCAATCTTGATCCACGGGTTGCCAGCCTTAGTGGTTTGTGACCAGACTGCGAGCTTGATGGTCTCACCTGCTTGATAGTTTTTAGTCAGCACCATTGTTCCTTTGAACTCCGGTGAGTAATCAGACTTACGTTCTTTGACTTGGAAACAGTATGCTTTTCCGTCCGGTACTTTAAATTCACTTTTATATTCAGACATGATCTTCCCCTGAGTTTGCAATGGCTTGATTGACTACGGTTTTCTGGATAGGACTAAATGTTTCTAGGTAACCTTCGTTGGCACGGGCTAGAGCTTTACATTTCTCTTTTCTCTCCCCGCCATTAAGTTTTTTCGATTTTCCGATCTTTTCGCATAAACACGCAAACTGATAAATCCAGTCTTCTACGTCTTTAGCCATCAAATACGGTTCTTCTGAGTCTGGCACATACAAAGGTATCGTACCAATAGGCTCAGGAGCCTCTAAAACGGCTTCTACGGGGTTTTCAGCAATAGGTTCGAGTGGTTTTAACCCCGATAGGTCTATTTTGCCCATATCCTTCGTTTTAGGAGGTTCAAAGTCCTGTACTTCTTCCGGTGAGTAGAATCCCGTCACCGCACCTGGATAGACTGACCTGATACCCTCCGAAACACAGCGTGAGCGTAGCATCGCCCTGGGGAACTTCGTCCAACCACTCCCCGGCTTTACCAAGCCAATCGAGGTAGCCTGTGAAATCGTCCAAGTTACTGAAAGACTGCCGCCATTCGGATGTGTGAACACCCCTGTGACTTCCTGATCGGTGTACGTTACCCATTCTACTTTTCCTCCTGCTTGTTGGAATCTAGCAAGCATTGCATCTGCTTTGAGAGCTGGTCTATTTTGTATGATGTGGAAATCTCTTGCTGCCGTAGCGGGATGTAGACCTTCTGCTTGTGCAACAGCCATCAATGCCAATACGCTATTGGTGTCCTTCATGCCAAATAGACCAGATTTAGCAATTGCATCAGCCATATGCTGCATATCTTGAAACGGTACGATGTTACTCATAATAGTGCCCCTAAAATATCCCAAATAAGATCAACTAAACTTGTTGTTGCCATCACCCATATTGCTGCATCTGTGTGTGTCATTTTGCACCTTTATATTTTTTATAAACTCCAATGTAATTTGGATACTCTGAATTCCAAGCAATATCTTTAGGTTTTGTTTTCCAACAAAACTCTTTTAACCTTTCTTGAACTTCTGCTTGTGTGTGTTTTTGAGAACAAGCCACACTCCAAGATTTACCATTCCAATATCGCCATAAAGAGTCTTTGCAACCATCAAAATAAAAACCAAATTCAGGGTCTTCGTCTAATTTGTAATTGATTCTTGCGTTGTACCAACCCACAGAAAAAGGGTTTGCATTGATAATCCAAGCATATTTCCATCTTGCTTGACTTTTTTTCCACTTTACAAATGTTTCCATATACACCATATGCCCCTTACTTAACCAAAAAGCGTCTAGAACCTGGTTGCTCAAGTACAAACTTCTCATACAGGTCTGGCATTGCTGCTTTGAACTTGTTTGCATCAAATCGTGCACTAGACTTGGCAGACTTCCAAGAAACAAGGGTAGAACCATCTACAGAGCGTATTTCAGCAGCATCTGCCATCAATGCCCTAATCTGTAGTTCCACAACTTCTGCTTTCTGCTCATAGTCCTTAATTTGACCCTTAATTGATCGCAGATATTGGATCGCTTGCTCAACCGTCTGAGTAGCCACAATAACTTTATCTTCGTCTGAGACAGGGTAGGCGAGTTTAGCGGCTTCGACAGATTCTGGTTCTGGCACTTCACCCGTGACCACCATTGACCAATACTTACTTGTATGTTTGACAAACTCCTCTTTCTCTTGGTCACTAAACTGAAAGTGAAACGTCTGGAATTCTTGACCACCAAAGAGTACAGCCAAATAGACTTCTGAGACGTTGTGTACAACAGCTTCATGTAAACACTGTGCATAATCCGCTGCTGGGACACGGTGCGTTTCTGAATCGAATTTCGCACGAACGGACGCATTGTAATTTTTGGCTTCAACAAGTGTTTTTCCATCGCTACTAATGAAGTCGAAATGACTTTTAAGCCATGCTTCTTGTGGGTGAGTGAGCGCATAGTCTGCATCCTTTAATTCGATACCAAGTTTGTCCTGAGCAAGTCTGCCGATCACAGGCTGCATGATGTGACCCATGCGTACTGGTTCTAGATCACTGATGTCTTCTGGAATGTATTTACCTTGTTTGGTGAGCACGGCTTGTACAGCTCGTCCAGAGGCTGCCAGGCGAGTATCACCAGACCACCAGGCGTTGTTGCGTACTTCAGGCTTGAAATCATCTTGGTTATTCATGTTTATTCTCCAAGTGATACTGAGCAACAATCTTGCCGTTAGTCAGTATCTTTGCTTTGGTGTGGATAGTGTGACCTTGTTCACGTAGGTCTTTGATACGAGCAGCAAGTCTGAAGCACCCGTACTGCTCTAACGCCTCCAAGGGTGTTAATGGTGCTTGTTTTAAGTGATTCAGGATAGATTGAGTTTGTGTCATGGTTTACTCCTTTGGCTCGAAGTAAACAGCTTTTTCACCACACCCTGTGCAATCTAGTGTGCGCTCAAGTCCAGCAGAGATGTTTTTGAATTGTGGTGAACCATCGACCAGGCTAACACCGACAGGTCTACGGCATTGTGGTAAACGGTGCTCAATTGGTTGAAAGTGCTTGCAGTTGATACAGAATTTAGGTTCTGTCATGGTAGTGCCCCTTATGTATGTTGATGTTACGAATCAATATATGTTTACTACAGTTACTACTTTATACTATTACTTACTGTATTGCAAATAGATTGTTTAAAAGTGTTGTTTTTATGTGTTTTTCAGCCTTATTAATTTGAATTTAGTGACAGGAACATCAAAAAAGTACTCATTGTTTGCAACATACTTGTTTTTTACTTCAACTATCGGTGACTCTAAAACATCTTGTGCATCACAGTAGTACGCATACAAGTATCCACTCGATACAACAAACATAATTGTCTTCATCCCATTGCGTAGTAATTTCTCCTTTCT